CCGGAACTGAGAACGAATTACGAACAACTTTTATGACTTGCATCGGCAAACGATATTGATCGTTGTTCGCCGTGCGACTATTAGTCTAGACTGGATGGTCTAGGCCGCCATCATCTTGCCCAACTTGGAACCGGCAAGGAATGAGTCGGCAGTAACGGTGTCGTCGGTCATGTGCTTGATTTTCATCAATACTTTCGGCTTGGGGATACGCTCCCCCGTCAGGTATCGACCGACCGAGACAACGCTCACACCGAGAAGCCCCGCGACGTCTTCGCGAGATTTCCTGTTAGCAACCATCCAATCATTCAGCGTCATGGTTGCGATGCATACCACTACGGTATATTGAAAGTCAATAGGCGGGGATCAATACCAAACTGGAATTAGACAATGGATGCTTTTTATGACGCCCTCCGCGCCATGAACAGCATCCGCAAATGGAGAGAGGTAAGGGGCCTAAGCCAGGGGCAACTTGCCGACAAGATAGGGGTTACACAAGCAGCGCTCAGTCGTTGGGAAACGGGGGAGCGCTATCCGGGGAAAACGAACTTGCGAGCTTTAGCGGATGCTCTCGATGTGAGACCGGCAGACCTCATTGACGATATAGTCGATGTCGATCTCCGACCCGAATTGGTCGAAGTGGAGGTAGTTCTCGCTTCTACCCTTAGAAAACTAGGTTATCGGTCCTTCCGAGTGTTGGCCGATAGCGTTTGTCTCTCCGGCATCAAGGTCAATGATGTCGTCTTGGTCGACATGGAACCAAGTAGGCTTGCAAACGTTCCGTCCGGCTCCACAGTCGCAGTAGAGGCGATGTCGGAGGAAGGCACCAAGGTTCTGGTGCTTCGCCAGTTCATCGCTCCGAGCCTCATTACGACGAACCGGCGCGGGACAAATCTGGCGGTCACGCTCGATGCTGCCGGACGTGGCTTGAAGATCGTTGGTGTGATCGTCGAGCAATAACTTTTCGGTATTTGCCCAATTTTTGATCGAAACCGGAGCCGCAGAAGTGCGCTCCGCGCGCCACCGCGCATACACAATTCGACGTATCCCTAATGAAAAAATACCGGACTGGTATTTTTCTATTGCGCTCTATACCAAATCGGTATATTCAATAATCACCGAAGCGGAACGGCCATCACCCTAGACGGGACCCGGAACGCCAAGGTCGAGAGCGAAAAGACCTCCCGTCTGCCGCTTATCGCGTTCTGAACCGAGCCGGGGACCGCCTGCGCCAAGGGGTTCCATCGGGCAGCAGCCTTCACCGGCTCGGTCTTTTTCTTCGGTGTGAGCGTCAACCGGATTTTAGGGCATGGGCAATGGATCAACCAGTTTGGATGTGGGAGCCGCACCGGCAACAGTTTCACTCGGACGGGTATCTCGCCGCAATGAACGGGGAGTTGTTCAATCCGTTTCAAACGGACGAGTGGCAAGCCGGGTTCATTTGCTACCTGGAAGCTCACGTCTCAGCACCCATTCGCAAGCTGATCCCGGCCTGATGGTGTGTGGGGAATGCTTTGGCAATCCCAACCTCTACGAACTCGATTTCGAGGAATGCTGCCCGAGCTGCCAAGGCGCCGGCACGGTTCCTGATCCTGATTTCATCGACGGCGATGCGCACGGGTTTGACCCGCACAGGGAATACGGCACGCACGGCCGCTATAGGGGGCATTTCTGATGCTCTCCGACGAATTTCTCTACGCCATCGCAACTCTGATCGGGATCATTCTCCCGGCTGCTCTTGGCCTGCTGATCGCTCTCAAATTTGAACAGGAGACATGGTGATGGCCTGTAGCGCCCTCTCATTCATAGCTGAGCACTACATCATCGCGCTCAGCTTTTTCACCGTCACGTTTTTCATGATCGTCATCGCTGTCGTCGCCTGCGTGTCGGAATACGCCGACAGAAAATACGGGAGGGGCTGATGAAAACGCGCATTGAGGACTGCCCATACTGCGAAGACGGGAAGTTCTGGACAAGCAAGTATGGCGGCAATGATCCCGACGTGTGGGCCATTCCCTGCGAGCATTGCGATGCCACCGGCAAGGTTGAAGTCGAGATCGAAGACGAAGTGGAGGATGAGTGATGCCAATTCTTACGAACACCAAAATCCGAGCAATTCGCGCCTTCATTGGCATCGCGTTGAGCAACCTTAAGACACTCAGCCGCGAGGATCGGGAAGCGGCCGGGATCAGTGCACCGGTGCAAGAGGCTGAACTTCTTCTAACGCATTGCCACAGCGAACTCACTGACATGCTGAAGTCGGAGGCGGTGTGATGCTCCTATTCGATGACCTCCTAGAGCGCATCCGCAACCCCAATCGGGTCAAGCACATTGATCCGGCGATTGAAGCCGTCGCGAAATCCTTCGCGGATGACTTCGGATTTCCCGACCGCGCACCATCGTTGGCAGAAACGATGCAGGACGCCTTCAACGACTGGCTTGATGAGCAAGAGCAGGCGGACAAAGAGGCGGCATCGGTATGAAACCCTCAGAGATACTTACCAGAGAAGAACCGACGTCATTCACGCCGGGGCCTTGGGAATACATTCCGTCTACCGAGCATCACGGCCCATACGTTTCTGGCCCGTGGGGTGGCGACATTTGCGACTGCTACACGATGAGCAATCCGAACGCTCTTTCGGTGCGCAACGGCGGTGATAGCAAGCCAATCCATTTCCAGTACGGGCAGGCCGACGCAAATGCACGCCTCATCGCAGCAGCGCCAGAACTCTATGAGGCGCTTAAGAACGCCCGTGCGCTATGGGGGTGCCGGTCCACAGATGCGACTCAGCTTGTGTGGCTTGCGTCTGTAGATGCCGCTCTCGCCAAAGCTACGGGAGAAGCGAAATGAGCACCTCTCTCGCTGAAAAGGTCTTCACGAACGCGGAACGGCTCGAAGCCTATGACCGGCTGAACCGACATCTGATCCCAGGCTTGGAATTGGAG